AGTAGGGGGACATAGTACACCAGACCATATCCTAAAAGCTCTAAACCTTATCCGAGAGAGAGCAACTCATATCTCTCGAAACAGGAACTCTGCTCCTTTGTTTTTTAACTGGCATCTTAGTGGGCACAACCTTGAGGCTGGTCGCACTAGTTGACAGTGGCCACATCGCGAGTGTGGGGGGGGGAACGTTAAAATAAAACGAAAAATCGGGCCCGCCAGCCATATAGATTCTCTCTGCTGTCTCATTGGTATTGAGCTCGTTATGCAGAGTTTGAAACCACGCTAGCCTGCGGGAGTACTTAATACTACGCCAAGCATTCACATCAATAGATGTATCAACTCTAACCACCGGTAAAAAACTAGTGGTAGCTAAAAAGGGCGCAGTAACGTCAATAACTCTCGTTAGATCAGTCCATACGTTTACCATCCCATCTTCCGGTCGTGCACAAAGCACAGCTGCCGATGTGTTAGTTGCCGGGGCATAAGAATCTGTGTGAAAACAAGCCATTTTATTGGTTGTCTTACACAGAACCTTAAATTTCATTTGTCCAGACCAATAGACAAATAAACAAGCAAGTTGATTTAGTACGCCTTCCTTCGCACTGCCCTGAGAATAAGTCGGACAAGACGATGGATAAGACGCCGCACTATTGCACCAGCGACGACACATTGATGAAATACTCATCTCAGTGTCAGTTTCATATGGATAGGGTAAAGACTTACCCGCTCCAGAAACATCTTGCTTTGAAAATTCTGATATCCGCATCTGAGGGACGAAGGCTTCTCCAGGAGGAACGTTCGCCCAATTGGGATTAGGATTACAGAGAGATCGGAACTGAAAATCATCCCCTGCTGACTCATACAAATACAAGTCAGGCGCAGGGACAATATCTCCAGTACCAACCGGAGGTGAGACTTCTTGGATGACCAAGGACGGTAGATTAAAATTGGCTGTATATCCAGTAGGATATTGAGGCCAAGTTGGAATCCACTGGTCCGCGCTAAGGAAAGGGATAGTAATATCAACCCTTGTAGTTCCCCTAACGGTGACATCTGTGATAATCTCATTACCGAGAGTCCCAATAGGTGGGCCTCCACCCCAGGTAACTATAACGTTATACCTAGCTGAGATGAAGGGAGAGGAAAATATAATAATCGTGTAGCGCAAAGATCCGCGCCACATACGAAAATATAAACTCATGTAGTTGATCCTACTCCAGAGTATAGCCCCGGCAGCACCAACTTGCCAAAGTTGTGCATTTCCAAATCCCGCCGTTAGCTGCGTACTTGCAACAAAAGTCGGTTTCGAGATTATATCTCTCACGGTAAATTCCCTAGTTTTTGCGAATAAAGATCCACTCCCAGCTGTATACATAGGAGGGGATGAAACTAATGATCCGAAAGGGTTATTCCTAACCTCTTGATCAGAGGGGTCGGAAGACGGATCACTACTTTTCTTTGGGGGGGAGGGTCTCTCTGACCCGTTCATGTGCTCCTCAATTTCCTGACGGTGCACATCATTCGGGTTAGCTCCCCTTGACAACATTGAAAATGGAGTATCCATAAGGACACTTCCCAGCGACGATAAGTCCGGCATGTACTTGCCAGACTGCGCAAAGAATCCATCAAAGTCATCAACATGTCCTGCTGCTTCTAATCCATTAAATTTCGCATAAGTAATGAATCTTAAACTAGGAGCAGCATCGGAAGAAAGAACTCCCACGGACCCAAGTTGGATCGTATACAAATACATATCATGAAAATCTGCAGATGCATCTAACCCAACTCGGTACCAATCTAACCACTGGTCAGGGGTACGCCATGGAATTTCTGTAGTAACATCGTTCTGAACACTGTAATCATAAAGAACACAGTCATCCCAAGATAACTCTTGAGCATTAGTCGTAGCGGTAAATAAGGTTGGAACAAAAGAACTGGACCAACCTACTCCGTAAACTTGAGGAACGGTGCTATTTTGAGTTCGAACACTTATACTGTCCCACCTTATATATCGAAAGGTTTCAAGACAGTCTTGAATAGCGTTCTCACTCAGCAAGCTTAAAACCAGCATAATAGCTGAACTTGCGGTTGCCGACTTAGTTATGTCAACAACATCTACCTGGAACCAACGCTCGCCAATGCGTTTTGGCGTTTGATCCGGGTATGGGTTCCCAACAACCGGGAACGGAACAACAGACACTTTAACGGTAGTCTGCTCTTCATCTTTCTGAAACGTAGACAACCCTTTCTCCACTTGGTCATCCTTGCTTACGTCTTTTCCTAACTCCAACTCAAAACTGTTGTTTTCGGTGATCGAACTTACTTAAGGACTCACAACTCGATCCAAATGTGACTCCTAGAAAGATGGAATGAAATGTATTCGTGCCAGCAACGCAGCAGCCCATTCCGAGACTCCTACGCAGATCACCTGCACTAACCTCATATTACCCCAAGTAACGGCTACTCTTGGGTGGTTGTTCTTTTGCCGAAACAACAAACGCGCTTTCCCTGAGAAAAACATAACACCTCGGTTTATTACTGACCCCGGACGGTCGTCTTTTAAGGACTAGATAACCATATTGCTTTTTATGAGCGAAAGCATAAACGCCCCGGGATACGATGCCCTCCAGGCGGGCCAAATTTAAAATTAATCACGTTGAGCGAGAAGCCAACGATCCGCATACTCATCATAAGTTTTACCGGGGTACAAAATCCCAAGTTCATGACACATTTGTCGAATCTTGTCAGCCTCCAATTCAAAGCGATCCTTACCATAATGAAACCATTCTTGGTGAGCTTGCTCTAAATTCACTAAAAATTGTGAATCTAGCGTATTCCCTTCCGGGTTATCTTTTGGCGGCTCACGAATCCAGTACACCATGGAGTAAATTGATTCTTCGCTGAGGGGAGCTTTAACATTGCCCCCCTCAACTCTGAATTTTCTCGCTAAAAATTCCGCTTCCTCTCTGGGAACAAAATCTGGCAGTTCTAATTTCTTTTGAGCGGTTGTATAAGTTATTCCAAAATTTTCATAAAGGAATTGCCCAAAAGTATTCATAGTACAAAACTTCTGAAATTCTTTTATGACTGCTGCCAAATTATCATCCCCATACAGAGCTAGCGGCATCGCTTGCGAGCGTGTGAAATTTTCCAATTCAGGATGGGCGGCCTTGTGCTGCTCGACGACCCACATGAAAAAGAAATTGAAACCAATTTGGTTAACAAACGTATTCAAAAAACCCGTTAGCCATTGACCACTTGGATTCATAAAAGAGAGGTCATAAACCTCGTCAACGAGGACAAGAATAGGTCCCACCGATGACAGAAAAGCCGCTTGCACATAGCGATATCGCTTATCTGAGGGTGAGAACCCATAATATGGTAGACAGGCTTGGGCCAGAAAACTGGCCGGCCAAGGACAAATAGATGAGTCAAAAAACTTCCCATCGCCGTTAATAAACTTCCAAGTTTTTCCACTAAGAACTTTCTGATAAATAGCTTTCCAATCAAAGCCATGTATATTAGTTCCAATAGCAGAATCACTTGAAGCGCGGCAACGTTTCATTTCTGTGACCAAGGCTCCACAACACATCACTGTGAAAATTTGATGTGAGAGAGAGCCGATCATAAATAGTCTTGGAAATTCTGTCTTATCAATAGGTCTCGTCTCGTCTTTTAGACATCCAGCCACTACATGCCGAGGAAGTTCCCCTCGGTCTATAGCATCGAATATCTTCTGAACTAAAATCCTTAGCAGAGGATGAATCCACTTTGCTTCGGGATCCCAGAGTTCTTT